ATTAAGGACTGGGTAATGGGTACTGATGTGCAAAAGAAAGTAGATAAAGTATCTAAGGCTTTTAACGATAAGTTTGCAGGTACAACTCCTGATGATTTACCATTTTAATTATGACAGATAGAGAAAAATTTGAAACCATTTGCGACCTTACTACTCACACAGTAGGGTTGCAACAAGGTTCTTTAGCTTATAAGACTAGAAAGCAGGAGATATTAGTACCAAGAATGGTAGCTACTGTAATAGGTATATTAACTAAAGACATTCATGTAACTATAATTGCAGATATAATTAAAGATTCATTAAAACAATATGATTACTCATATGACATTATAACAATATGAACGAAACACCAAACTATTATGCAATAATACCTGCAAATGTAAGGTATGCTAATCTAAAACCTAATGCTAAACTTTTATACGGAGAGATAACTGCTTTGAGTAATAAGCACGGATTCTGCTTTGCATCTAATAAATACTTTGCAGAGTTATATAAAGTAAATAAAAATACAATTAGTTCTTGGATTTCTGATTTAAAAAATTACGGATTTATAACTGTAAAGATAGAACGTAATGTAAATAACCAAATCACAAAAAGATGTATAGGTATACTGAAAAAGATGGATAACCCTATACACGAAAAGCTGAAGTATAATAATACAAGTATTAATACTACAAGTAATAATATATATATAAAGGAAAAATTTTTTAATGATGTTATGCTTTTTGAATATCCTGAAGAAATGAAATTAGAATTTATTAATTACTGGACAGAAAAAAGTTCTGACAGATTAAATGCTAAGATGAGGTATCAGAAACAAGCTACCTTTGATGTTAAGTTGCGACTTTCTCGTTGGGCAAAAAATTCTGCTAAGTGGGATAAACCAAAGAAAGCAGGAACTTCTAAATTAGATGAACAAATAAGTGAATGGGAAAAAGCAAAGAAATATATAGAAAAAATATAATAGAACTAGATGACTACTTTGCTTATAGTGGTAAAATAGAAATAGATGGTAAGTTTGTAAAACCAAATGATGATTTTAAATATCAAGAAAAATCTATTATAAAAAACGATATGACTAAGTACAAATTAAAAAACTATAGAAAATGAAAACACTTCAAGAAGAAAACATTAAAGAATTAACAGAAAAGGTCTTAGACTTAGTAGCTAAGACATCAGTAGAGTTAGGACACAGGGCAGATGCTAAAACAATGGCATCTTTATCTAAGATACTAGCACTAGACTTACAGACAGAAAATAGAATGAAACGTATGACTTTTAATCAAATATGTGATTCTTTTCATATAGGAGTAAGATATTGCGACTTTGAACCTTTTCTTAATATACGAACTTTTTATCGTTGGATTATTGCTCACAAGAAAACTGTCAATGATGCTTATTACCAAGTACATACTTTAAACAAGAATCCAAAAGAAGTACCTTTTTATCAATCACAAAAACTATTAACATGAAAACAATAAAAATAACTAAGGAAGAAATTAAAACACAAACTGATGCAATTAAATGGCATTTAAAAAACTATGGACATATAACAAGTTTAGAAGCTATAAGAGAATATGGTGCTACTAGACTAGCTAGTATTATATTTAATTTAAAAAAAAATGGCTATCCTATACACACTACAGATATTGAATTTACTACTAGATTTAATAGAAAAACAACAGTAGCTAAATACTTATACTTTAAACCTAAACCAACATTTGAACAGAAATTAATATGGGGGTAAAAAAACCTATAAGCAAACTTAAGAAAGAGTTAGATAGTTGGTTCTCTAAATACATTAGACTAAGAGATGCTACAGATATGGGTGTTGCACAATGTTTTACCTGTGGTAAGATAGACCATTATAAGAAACTACAGAACGGACACTTTCAATCTCGTAGACATCACAACACAAGATGGGATGAAAAGAATTGTCAAGTACAATGCGTAAAGTGTAATATGTTTGGACAAGGAGAACAGTATAAGTTCGGAATGTATTTAGATGCTAAGTATGGATTAGGAACTGCTGAAGAATTAGAGTTTATGTCTAAGGTAAATGTAAAAATGATGCGTATAGATTATGTAGAAAAGATAAGTTATTACAAAGACCTTGTTAATAAAATAAAAAAGGAAAAGAATATAGAATGAAAAATTTTCTATATTTGGATATGACCAAACCAATATTTGCAAATACTACACACCAAATAGTTGTTAATGACTATTTAAACTTAATGCTAACATTTGCAAAAGACATATCTACTAAAGCAAAGTTTGAAAATTTTAAAGAGGTTTTAGATTGTGTTTTAGAATATCACAATAGTTATGGCGAAGATGTTTCAATGGGAAATTGGAATGATTGGTTAATGATAATACCTATTAATACTTCTGTAATGGTTAATGGATATTTTGCAGGAATACAAAGCAAACGTAATTTAGAAATAGTTAGGTCTTACAAAGTATTGTTAGATAATGCGTTAGAGGTTTTGGTAAATGATTTGCGAGAAATAGAATACAATAATGAATAAAGTATATCAAGCAGTAGCAGATTGTAGAAAGACATTTGTAAAAATGTCCTATGCTTTTACTCAGGATATAAACGAAATAGAAGAAGCTTGTTCTGAATTAATGTTATATTTTTTACAAATGAATCCCTCAGTATTAAAAAGTATTTTTGAGAAAGATGGACAGAAAGGATTAATAAGATATGGTGCAGTAGTATTAAGAAGAAGTTTTACATCAGTAAGAAGTCCTTACTATTATAAGTACAAGAAATACTACACTAACTTAGATGCTCAAGCAAGTACATTAACTTACGACATTACAGAAAGTGGAGAAACATCTAATGAAAAGAATTTATACAACATACCTAATCCTGAAGAATATAAACAATGGCAAAAGCTAGAACTTATTGACCAAGCCCTTGAACAAATCTACTGGTACGATGCTTCAGTTTTCCGATTGTATTATTACGAGGGTAATACATTAACAGGACTAGCGAAAAAGACAGGCATAAGTAGAAACAGTCTGTTCACGACTATAGACAAAGTAAGAGAACAACTTAAAGAATTGCTAGATGAGTAATTTCTTTGTTAAAGATGAGGTGTATCAAGAACGTATGGATATATGTAGAGGTTGTGTGTATTATAAAAAGTTATTAGGAAATTGCTCCATTTGTAAATGTTTTATGAAAATCAAGTCAAGAATTTCCGTAATGGAGTGTCCTCAAAAGTATTGGGGTAAGACAACAGAAGTAGAAAGACCTGATGACATACCTGAAGAATTAATAGAAGAATGTTTATTGATTTGGGATGACGTAAAGACAGGAGTAGCAAAGAATGTAACAGTAAAAAAGAAAATGATAGAAATATATAATACTATATATAATGCCAACTATAAAACTACAAGTAACTGTGGTTCTTGTTTAAATAGTTGCTATCACGGAATAAGACAAATAGTAGAAAAATATAAAACATAAAAGATGAAAGATAAAACACCAAATTATTATACAGGAAAAGTTTATGGCTATAAAGCATTTGATATAATAGAGGACTACGAATTAAATTATAATTGTGCTACTGCACTTACCTACATTCTGCGAAGTGATAGAAAGCATAATAGTCCTAAAGAATGTTTACAAAAAGCTATAGACCATTTAAGTAATCAACTGGAGATATTAGAAAAGGATAAGAAAAAGAATGTAAGAATAAGTCATATATAAAGGAGGGTAGGCATACTGCCATAATAATAATTAAATGTTTTTATACTCTCCTTTATTTTAAAACTAAAACTATGTTAATATATCAATGTAACAAATGTGAAATAAAAAAAGAATTTAGTAAAGTCGTTATGAAAGTTCAGAATGGAAAAGTTGTCAATCTTGGTACTGAGTGTCCTAAGTGTGGCGAGTATATGCAAGAAGTAGAAAAAGAGTTTAATGGCTTTCCTCAATTACGCAGAACAGAACCATCACTAAGTAAAAGACAAGATAGAATGTGGAAAGAAACAAAAGAAAAATTTACAAGCTAATGAAGTTTGTAGTAAAGGATGATAAAGACAAGCAAAGTCTGATAAACTATTTAAGAGAATTGGGAAACGATTATATAGTTGATGTAAAGAAACAAAGAAATAACAGAAGCAATATGCAGAATAATTATTATTGGAAATGTATAGTGCAAGAACTATCAGATTTTACAGGTTTTTTTCCTGATGAAATGCACGATATATTAAAAGTAAAATTTTCTACAGAATGGCAAACTATAGAATTATCTGAAAACAAAACAATAGGTATACAAACATTAAATAGTACAGCAAGAATGAATACTAAGGAATTTGAAGTATATGCAGAACAGATTAGAATATGGGCATTGTCTGACTTAGGCATAAGATTAATGCTGCCAAATGAATACAATTAATTTCTATTATATACTATGGATAAACGAACAGAACGAACACAGGTAGGTAAAGAACAAATGATAGAAGCATTAGAACTTACACTAGGTATAGTTACCGAAGCTTGTGTTAAAACAGGACTAAGTAGAACACAACATTATAAATGGTATAAAAATGACGAGGAATATCGTAAAGCAGTAGACAGTATAGACAGTAAGTTTATTGACTTTGCTGAAACACATTTAAAGAAACAAATAGAAAATGGTAGTACAACTGCTACTACATTCTTTTTAAGAACAAGAGGACGTAAGAGAGGTTATAATGAAAAGCAAGAAATAGATTTAACATCAGGAAACGAACCTATCAAAATTAATATAAATCTTGGAGATTAATCCTGAATTTACTGTAACACAAAAGGAATGTCTTAAATACCTATTTGATAAAAAGACTAAAGAAGTATTATTTGGTGGTGCAGCAGGAGGAGGTAAGTCTTGGGTAGGTGTAAGCTATTTAATTCTAATGTGCTTACAGTATAAAGGCACAAGGTATCTAATGGGTAGGTCTAAGCTAGATGCTCTTAAAAAGACTACTCTAAACACTTTCTTTGAAGTCTGTAATGCTTGGAATCTAAAATCAGGAGAACACTATACATTCAATGGCTCAAGTAATATTATTAGCTTTTATAACGGAAGTGAGATAATACTTAAAGACTTGTTCTTATATCCATCAGACAGAAACTTTGATAGTCTAGGTTCACTTGAGATTACTGGTGCTTTTATTGATGAAGCAAACCAAATAACGGAAAAGGCTAAGAACGTAGTAGCTTCAAGATTAAGGTACAAATTAGATGAGAACGATTTAATACCTAAACTTGTAATGACTTGTAACCCTGCTAAGAACTGGGTATATACAGAATACTACAGACCTGCTAAAGACAACACTATAAAACCTTACAGAAAGTTTATACAGTCCTTAGTTAAAGATAATCAGTATATCTCTCAGCATTATGAGAAGCAGCTATCTGAATTAGACGAACTAAGTAAGCAAAGACTTCTTTATGGTAACTGGGAATATGATGCAACTGATGACAGTTTAATAGATTACAATGCTATAGTAAGTTTATTTAATCAACAAGGTATTGATGGAGATAAGTACATAACTTGTGATGTAGCAAGATTTGGAAGCGATAGAACAGTTATAATGCTTTGGAAGGGTTTACATACTACATATATTAAAACTATGCTTAAATCGTCTGTAAATGAGGTTGTCGAGCAAATTAAAAAGATACAACAAGACAACCAGGTTAATTTAAGAAACATCATAGTAGATGAGGACGGAGTAGGTGGTGGTGTAAAAGATTACTTACGTTGTCAAGGATTTATTAATAATTCAAGACCAATTAAAGGAGAGAACTATCAAAACCTAAAAACTCAATGTTATTATAAATTGGCTGACTTAATTAATAAAGGACAGTTAGGTGTTAGTTGTTCTGATGTAAATATAAAGAGTTATATAATTGAGGAGTTAGAGCAGGTAAGAACTAAAGACGCAGATAAGGATAATAAACTACAAATACTTTCTAAGGATAATGTTAAAGCTATATTAGGACGTTCTCCTGACTACTCTGATGCGTTGGCTATGCGTATGTATTATGAAGTGGATAGTAACTATGGTAAGTATTTTGTGCAATAAAAAAGGGGGCTTTTACACCCCCTTGTTATTATTTATTTATTTATTTTAACTATCAAATTCTAAACCTCTTAAAAAATCAAAAGTAAAAACTCCTCTAAAAGTTAAATGAAACCAACCATCGTCCATACAAGTTGTTAAACTTTCTTGTCTTAAATGTAAACGAAATAGACTTTCAAATTGTGATAATTCACTTTCTCTTAATAATCTGCGAAAGCTAGTTCTGTCGTCAAATTGCTCTCCAACCCAAAAGCTAAATCTTGTTCCTCTTTCTTCTTCGTCAAACACCATCATATCTAAATGTTCGTTATCTTGAAATTGTGTTAGTCTTTCTTCTAAAGTTTGTAATGTAGTTTCCATAATTTCTATTTTTTAAGTTTTTGTTATTAATTATGGTACAAAGATACAACCTTTTTGTTATCCACCAAATTATTAACAACTTATTTAACAAAAAAGATTGTTTTACTCTAGTAAATTATTTAAAAAAAAGTATAAAAAAAAGGTGCAATCTTTAAAAATTAACACCTTTTTCTAACAAAAACTCATTGAAAACTCAGCAAATATAGTAATTTTAAACTATATTAATTAAATTTCTATTATATAATAATGAAAGTAAACATTAAGAAAGATGGTAAGCAAAACACTTACAATCTTATAAACAGTTGGAATGATGTAACACTTGATAAATGGGCTAAACTTATTACTATGAGTAGTAAGTCTAAGTCTAAAGAAGCATTAGATACAATTAGCTTGTTGTCTAATATACCGAAGAAACTTATAAAAGAGTTAGGTATAAATGACGTATCTAATATTTTAAGTAAGATAGCTGAATTGCAAAAGGATGCTAACAGTAGGTTAAAGAGAATAATTGTAGTAGATGGGATTGAGTACGGATTTCATCCTGATTTAAGTGAGATATCTCTCGGTGCTTATGCCGATATTGAAACTTACATACAAGCAGGAATAGAGAATAACCTGGCTAAGATAATGGCAGTTCTTTACAGACCAATAGTAGAGAAGAATGGTAAGCAATATTCTATAACTGCTTATAATGGTAGTGAGGTTAGAATGAGGGCAGAGAAGTTTAAGAAGATGAAAGCAGCAGATGTAAATAGTTCATTGGTTTTTTTTTGGACTTTAGGGAACGAACTATCAGAGATTTTGCCGTTGTATTTAACGGAACGAGTGAATCAGGAGATACAATCACTACAGACGATAAGTTCGCACAGAAGTGGGGATGGTTTGGAGTAATGTATAGATTGACAAATGGAGAAATAGTAAACTTACAATCAATTACTAAATTAAGTTTATACGAGTGTTTAACTTGGCTAACTTATGAGGTTGATTTAAACGAAACAAAAAAAGTTAATAGATGACGCATTTTAAGAATTATAACAATACAGTAGATACCTTAAAGCAATTAGGTTCTAATCAGTACCAAATCAAAACAGTAACTACTGGAGATATATACGAGATTGATTTAGAGAAAAATACATTATATCCTTTAATGCACATTAATCCTGTTAATGCAATAGCACAGAATAATCAAATGACTTTAAACTTTCAAGTATTTATTATGGACTTAGTATTCCCTGATGAAAGTAATGAGCAGGAAGTTCTGTCTGATTGTCTTAGTATTTGTAATGATTTAATAGGTACACTAAAAAACGGAGAGAGTTTATATTTATCTAACGCAAGTCAAGGAGAAAGTCCTGCATACTTTACAGAAGGAGATATAACAATAGAGCCATTTACAGAACGATTTGACAACTCAGTAAGTGGTTGGACGTTTACACTACCAATAGTAATAGAGAACGATTATAACACTTGTATAGCACCACAATCAACAACATACGCAGGTAAATAATGTTTAAAATAAAAATAGGAAAACTAACAATACAACTAATACCCCCAAAGATTAAATATGAACTATGAAGATGTAATAGAGAAGCTAGAAGCAATTAGTATAGAATTTGAAAGCTATAATGACTATCCTAAGTCAGCTAGTAATAATTCTAAAAGAGCAATAGAATGGAAAGAGAAAAATGGTAGTGATTGTGGAACTAGAGTTGGTTGGACTAGGGCTTCACAATTAGCAGGTAATAAGAATATAAGCAGAGATACAATATCAAGAATGGCATCATTTAAAAGACATCAACAACATAAAGATGTACCTTACTCAGAAGGTTGTGGTGGTTTAATGTGGGATGCTTGGGGAGGAACTTCAGGAATAGAATGGGCAATTAATAAATTAAAACAAATAGATAAATAATTATGGCAGATTTAACAACAACACTAACAGAATCAGTAACACTTAATGGTTCAGTTAGAGGTACAACAAACACAGTAACAACAACAGGTATCAATAACGTTTATGAAAGAGTGGTAACTTGTACTACAGGACAAACTACTTTTTTAGCAGCTTTTAATACTAACTCTTATGGTTCAGCAGTTCAGATTGACAAAGAAGATGTTAGATATATTAGAGTAACTAATTTAGATGCTACTAACACTTTAGAATTAGCAGTAGTTGGTGCAGCTACATTATACCAAGTATTAATTAAGGCAGGTCAGTCGCATATACTT